GCCCGCCAGCAGGTCGCGGTGCAACGGCTCGACGAGCTGTTCGCCACCGACGGCCAGGTCGGGTTCCTGTTCAAGCTCCGGGTCGGCGGCGACGTCATCCGGCCCAAGGCGTTTGCCAAGTACATCGTCCCCTGATCGGAGGACATCCCATGAAGGTCAAGGTGCACGGCCCGATGGCTGGACCGGGACCCCTCGGCAACATCATCTCCTGGGCCCCCAACCAGATCGTCGAAGTCGACGACACCGACGAGACCGCGATCGCGTTCTACCGCGGATTCATCAACGCCGGCATCGCCGAGATGGTCGACGAGCCCAAGGCCAAGACCAGCAAGGCCACCGAGGCCGTCACCTCGACCGAAGCTCCGCCCACAGCGGGCCCGGGTTCGTCACGTGACGCCTGGGTCGGCTACGCCAAGACGGTGGGTGTCAAGGTGACCGACGACATGACCCGCGACGACATCGCCGAGGCCGTCGCGGACAAGGGCTAGCTAGCACGAGATCGGGGCCCACCGTGGCGCGGACGGCGGGCCCCGGTCCTGTCCATCCCCTCTCCGCGCCAGAGGAGCAACCCCCATGAAACTGCTATGGCACAGCGTCGGCCCCTGGGTCGGCACCGGCTACGGCCAACAGACCGCCACCTTCACGCCCCGCATCGCCGCCCTGGGCCACGACGTCGCGATCTCCGCCTACTACGGGCTGCATGGTTCCCGGCTCCAATGGAACGGGCTCCAGGTCTACCCGGCCTACGAGGCCCCCTACGGCGTCGACGTCATCGTCACCCACGCCCTCGACCACTTCGACGTCCACGGCAAACCCTTCCCCGAGGCCGCCGCCTCCGGGATCATCCTCACCCTCACCGACGTCTGGGTCCTCAACGCCCCGTTGCTCCCCGACATGTCCGTCGCCTGCTGGACCCCCGTCGACCACGTCGACCTCCCCGGGATCACCCGGTCATGGTTCGCACAGTCGGGCGCCCAACCGATCGCCATGTCCCGGTTCGGTGAACGGCTCCTCACCGAGGCCGGCCTGAACCCGCTCTATGTCCCCCATGGCATCGACACGTCGGTGTTTCGGCCCGGCGACCGGGCCGAGGCGCGCGCCAACGTCGGCCTGCCCGCGGACGCGTTCGTCGTCGCGATGGTTGCCGCCAACGTCGGGCGCGACGGCAACCGCAAGGGGTTCGCCGAACAGATCACCGCGTTTGCCGAGCTCCGTCGCCGCCACTCCGACGCCCTGCTCGTCCTCCACACCGACGTCGCCAACAAGGTCGGCTGCAACATCAAGCACCTGCTCGAGCCGCTCCCCCAGGACTCCTACGTCTACACGGACCAGTACGCCTACCGGCGCGGGATCCCAGCCGAGGTCGTCGCCGACATCTACCGGTCCGCCGACGTCCTGACCAACTGCTCATGGGGCGAAGGGTTCGGTATCCCCATCGTCGAATCCCAGGCCTGCGGCACCCCCGTGATCGTCACCGACATGACCTCCATGCCCGAGCTCTGCGGCGCCGGCTGGACCGTCGGCTACGAACCGCTCTGGCATGAAATGCAGGACGCCTGGGCTGGCATTCCCCGGGTCGTCGAGATCGTCGAGGCCTACGAGGCCGCCTACGACGGGGCCGCCGGGCTGCGCGACCAGGCCGCCGACTTCGGCATGGCCTACGACGCCGATTTTGTCACCGACCACTACTGGGTGCCGACGCTCAAACGGCTCGAGGAGGGCCTCGACTGGCGCATGGAGGAGGCCCGCAAACCCCGCCGGCGCACACCCGGCCGGATCGTCGAAGCCGACGGGCTCATGTGGATCGACCGTGGCCCCGAGACCGAGGACGCCATGGGCCCCTCCGGCCACGAGGCCGAGCTCGAGCCCATCCTCACCAGCCTGGTCCCCGACGGTGGCATCGTCCTCGAGGTCGGCGCCCACGTCGGCCACTGGACCCTGCGGCTCGCCGAACACGCCGGCGTCATCCTCGCCGTCGAAGCCAACCCCGACGCCGCCTCGGTGCTACGCCGCAACCTCGCCGTGAACGACATCGGCAACGTCCAGGTCCTCAACGTCGCCGCCTGGGACGAGGCCACCGAGCTCCGCCTCGAGGACCCCAACCGCCACGTCGGCGGCGGCTCCACCCGCACCCTCCCCACCAACGGTGACGAAAGTCACCGCGAGGAATCGGAGGAGGCGGGACATATAACCGTGCAGGCTGTCCGGCTCGACGAGCTCGTCGAGGCCGAACGTCTCGACCTGGTCAAGCTCGACGTCGAGGGCGCCGACCTCCACGTGCTCCGGGGCATGTCCGGCCTGCTCGCCGAACACCGGCCCGTCCTGTTCATCGAATGCCACGACTACTGCGGCTACTACACGCGCGCCGAGCTCGAGGACACCCTCACCGAGCTCGGCTACACGTGGGAGATCGCCCACAGCTACCAGTCGACCTGGTCACCGAACGGCACCCTCCCCGAGCCGGTGGCCGCCGACTACCTACTCTGTTCACCGGTGGCCGACACCCGCTGCGCCGAGATCGCCCGGGAAGCCGTGGCCGAACACGGCGCATCCCAGCGACCCGACGAGCTCGCCGACGTCCTCGAGGTCGTGACCCGATCCGAGGCCCAGGTCCTCCTCGAGCTCGGCTGCGACCTCGGCGGCACCCTGTACGCCTGGCGCAAGGCCTGTCCCGACGTCGCCGTCCTCGGGGTCACCCTCGCCGACAACAGTTTCGCCACCGGCGGCACAGACGGCGGCTCCCTCGTCGACCACGGCGCCACCGTCCACATCGGTGACTCCCATGACCCCGAGACGCGCGCCTGGGTCCTCGACCAGCTCCGCCGCCTCCGCCGACCCCTCGGTGTCCTCGTCCTCGACGGCGACCACTCCGTCGACGGGATCTGGGCCGACCTGCGCGACTACGGGCCCCTCGTCCGCCCGGGCGGGCTCATCCTCCTCCACGACATCGCGTCGGTCGGCGACCCCCGCGCCGAGGTCCACGAGGTCTGGCCCGACCTCGTCGAGGACCTCGACACCAGCGAGATCCGGTCCCCTCACCAGCCCTACGGCTGGGGCATCATCCGGGTCGGGCTCCGGGACTTCCTCCCTGTCGTGGACGAGCTCACATGACCATCGCCACGCAAGCCGACGTCGAGGCCCTCCTGCTCCGGCGGCTCACCGCCGGCGAGGCCACCTACATTGGCGACCTGCTCGCCCGCGCCGACGCGCTCATCTACCGCGAGCTCCCCGGCGTCCAGTTCACCGGGATACTCACCGGCCAGACCGCGACCCTCGACGGCAAAGACGACTTCGAGGTCTGGATCCCCGGCCGTCCCGTGCGGGCCGTCGCCTCGGTCACCCTCAACGGCGCCACGCTCGTCTACGGCACCGACTACGACTGGTCCGAGCTCGGCGACCTGGCCCGCACCTCCGACACCAAGATCTGGGCTCGAGCATCGACCATCCGGGTCATCCACGACTACGGCTACGCCGCGCCTCCCGAGGACGTCATCGCCGTCGCCGCCGACATCGTCAAGGGCGGCATCGCCAACCCGTCGGGCTACCGCCAGGAATCCGTCGGGTCGTGGTCCGCGACCTATGCGGAGGCCGTGGCCGCGGCTATGGGCCTCCAGCCGGATCATGTCGCCACCCTCGACCACTACCGGTTCCCCGTGGCGTTCTGATGAGACTCGTCGACTTGCTCCACCAGTGCCTGCGGCACTTCATCCATCTCGACGAATCCAACGCGGCCATCCACTGTGCCCCTGTGCGCTATTCCCCGATCACCTTCCGGCTCGCTCAGGAACTAGATGCACAGATCAACTCGACCGGTGAGTCGCCCGACGATCATGACCTAACCGTCGCCCGTGTGCTCGCTCACGTCGGCCAGTACGACGAGGATTCGGGTCGCTGATGGGACCCTGGGACCAGTGGCACCTGATCTCGCTCCGGGCGAGCATCGACACATGCGAACACGGTCGACCTGACCATCAGGCCATGGTCCGCCAGCTCGCCATGGCCCTTGGTCTGGACGTCCCCGCCCTGCCGATGTCACCCGAGCGGGTTTGGAATGGCCTGCTCGATGAGGTCGAACACCTGGCACGTAACGCCCGCCAGTCCGCGGAGGCCCTCAGTGGTCCCTGACCATCTCATGATCCACGACGTGGTCGTCGTCCGCCCCGCCGCCTCCACCGCCGACCCCACCTACGGGACCGTCTGGGACTATGGCTCCTCGGCCACCCGGTCGACCGTGCGCGGCTGGCTTGACGACACCCCCGGCGTCGAAGCTTTCACCGAGGGCCGCGACATCCTCGAGCAACGCTGGATCCTCGTCACCAACTACACGGGCATCGACGCCAACGACCGGATCGAGTGGGCCGGCCACCCCGCTGGCGGGACAATGATCTTCACCGTGGACGGGCCCCCGGCACCCAAGTACACGCCGCACGGTGCCCACCACCTCGAGGCGAACCTCCGTAAGGTCGAGGGCTGATGGCCACCAACGTCCGTGTCGTCGTCAATGGCGGAGCGGTCCGCCAGCTCCTCAACGGCCCCGAGATCCGCCAGCTCCTGCTCTCCATGGGTCAGTCCATCGCCGCCGCGGCCGGACCCGGCCACGCGATCAAGCTCGATGAAACCCCGACCCGAACCGGCGTCGATGTCCGCACCGCTACCTTCGAGGCCATGGTCTCAGAGGCCACCACCCGCAGCCTGACCCGCGCGATCCAAGCTGGCCGCCGGTGACCGACCTCGCCGGCTCCCTCATCGTCTGGTTGCGAACCCAGCCCGCCATGGCCGGCGTCACCATCGTCGGCCGGGTCCCGCGCACCTACCCGGACAAGCTCGTCGTCATCAAACGTGGCGGCGGCATCTGGGATTGGCCCGTGGTCGACACGCCCACCATCGAGGTCGAGGTCTGGGCCCTCACCGAGACCGCCGCCTACGAGCTTGCCGGTGATGTCCGGGCCCTGATCCATTCGCTCCAGGGCGGTGCCATCAACAACGTCGCCGTATACCGGGTCGACGAGTTCTCCGGGCCCGCGTGGCTCCCCGACCCCAACACGGATAAGCCCCGTTTCGTCACCACCTACAGCATCCGGCACCGCGAACACCTCCCGGTCCCCTAGGACCGCGTCTAAACCAGACGCGCGGGCTACTCTCCGGCCGAGCGCTCCCCACCGCTAGGCATCCAAGCGATGAGAGGAGCGATCTATGGCCACCAACGCCGACGCCGTCGAGGGAGCGGCAACCGGTGCGGTCTACATGTCCACCATCGGCGCCTCGCCGCCCGCTAACGCCACCGCCTCGTGGTCGACGGCGTGGAAGGAGCTCGGGTTCCTGGGCGAGGACGGCTGGACCGAGAATCAGGGCCTCGACTCCGAGGAGATCAAGGCCTGGCAGTCCGGGGCCGTAGTGCGCCGGGTCATCACCGGGTCGCGGATGGAGGTCTCGTTCACCGCGATCGAGACGAACCTCAACACCGTGGAGCTGTTCTATCCGGGATCGACCGTCACCGGGACCGGCGTGCCGATCAAGCTCCCCGTCGCCACCCCCAAGGCGTTCGGGTTCGATGTCCTCGACGGCACCAAGAAGATCCGGGTCGTGGTCCCCAAGGCTGAGCTCGTCGACCGGGGCGAGATCTCCTACGTCAACGGCGGGCCGGTCTCCTATCCCGTGACGCTCAACGTCACCCCGGATTCGACGAACAAGCTCGCCGACAAGTACTTCGATCCGGCGATCACCTGAGCCATGGGCGCCGACAACGGCGCCAGCGCGCCCGCGCCCTTCGACCTGCGCGCGCTGGCCCAGGACGAGACCAAGGTCCCATTCCGGTTCGTGGCCGAGGACGGGACCACCCTCGAGCTGCCCCACCCAGGCGACGTCGACATCGGCACCGTGGTCGCCCTCGAGGAGGCCACCCCCATCGAGATCATGGAACAACTGCTCGGCGACGACTGGCCGGCGTTCGTGGCCAGCGGCACCCCCATGCGCAAGATCGAACCGCTCCTCAACGCCTGGGGCAAGCACGCCGGGATCAACCTGGGGGAATTAGAGGCCTCGCCGCCCTCATCCAATCGCACGGCGCGGCGGTCGAGGCCGACCTCGCGCACCACTACCACCGCCGGCTCGCGGACCTCGCGACGGGGCGGCTGACCTGGCGCGAGCTCAACGTGCTCGTCGCCCACCTGCCACCGACATCCCAGACACGCTGGGCCGCCGACCCCGCCAGCGCCGAGGAGGGCTCATGGTCGCGGACCGACCATCTCCTCGCTGGCGTGTTCGACCGGCTCGGCATCCTGGGCTGGCAGATTGAGAACCTGGGCCGCCGCACCCGGACCAGACGGCCCGACCCGCTGCCCCGGCCCGGTATCGCGTTGAAGGGTCAGACGATCGGCACGCCGCGGCCGCTGAGCGAGGTCCGGGCGATCCTCGCGTCATCTGCCCCCGGTTCGGGCGAGGAGTCCAGCGATGGCAGTTGAGCTGGCAACCGCCTATGTATCGCTGGTCCCCTCGGCCCGCGGGATCTCCTCGGCGATCAACCGGGAACTGTCAGGGCCGACGACCCGTGCCGCCGGTAGCGCGGGCGCGTCGGCGTCCAAGGCGTTTGGTGGCACGTTCTCCAAGGGGATGAAGGTCATCGGTGGCGCGGTTGGCGGGTTCTTCGCGTTCAAGGCCGTCACCCGTGGCATCGGGTCGCTGATCGGTGCCGCGGAGGAAAGCATCAAGATCGGCAAACAGACCTCCGCTGTGCTCAAGTCCACGGGCGGTGCCGCGAACGTGTCCGCGGGTGGGGTGTCGAAGCTCGCTGACGCTTTGTCGCTCAAGTCTGGGGTCGATGACGAGGTCATCCAGTCGGGCGAGAACGTGCTCCTCACGTTCACCCGGGTACGGAACGAGGTCGGCAAGGGCAATGACATCTTCAATCGGGCCAGCGGCGCCGCGCTCGACATGTCCGTTGCGCTGGGCCAGGACCTCCAGTCCTCGACGATCCAGGTCGGCAAGGCCCTTAACGACCCGATCAAGGGGCTGACCGCGCTGCGGCGCGTTGGGGTGGCGTTCACGGCCCAGCAGGAGGAGCAGATCAAGACCCTGGTGCAGTCGGGCGACACGCTCGGCGCCCAGAAGATCATCCTCCGGGAGCTGAACACCGAGTTCGGCGGCTCCGCCGCGGCGCAGGCGACCGCGACCTCCAAGCTCAAGGTCGCGTTCGGGAACATCGCCGAACAAATCGGTGGGGTCCTGCTGCCCTACGTCAACCAGTTCTCCGACTGGATGCTCCGCGAGGGCATCCCCCTGATCCAGACCAAGCTCGTTCCTCAGATCGCCAAGCTGGCCCATTGGATCTCGACCGAGCTGGCACCCGCGATCCGCGACGAGTGGCTACCGGCCGCGAAACAGATCGGCACCGTCATCAAGACAACAGTCCTTCCGGTCCTGGAGCGGCTGGGCGACGGGTTTCTCGATTCCAGCGGTGCCTTACAGACGGCGGTCGTCGGTATGGGCGCGGGTGTCAAGCTATTCGGCGTCCAGACCGCGGCCGCGGTCGCCAAGGTCGTCGCCCGCTGGGCATGGATGGGCGTCCAGGTCCTTCTCCACGCCGCCAAGGTGGCGCTAGGTTGGCTGATCGCCATGGGCCCGATCGGGCTCGTGATCGCGGCAGTGGCGGGCGCTGCGGCGGCCATCGTCAAGCACTGGGACAAGATCCAGCGGTTCGTCACAACCGCGGCCCGCGCTGTGGTCGACTTCTTGAAGCGCAACTGGCCGCTGATCCTCGGGATCCTCACCGGGCCGATCGGCTTGGCCGTGCTCGCCATCGTCAAGCACTGGGACAAGATCAAGGGCGCGTTCCGGACCGCGGGCCGGTTCGTGCTCGGCCTGTGGAAAGACACCTGGAACGCGGTCTGGGGATTCCTCCGCAACTTCTGGTCGGGCACGATCGCACCGTTTTTCACGGCGATGCCCGGCCGGATCAAGGGCTGGTTCGCCACCGCTGGCCGCTGGCTGCTCGAAGGCGGCAAGGCGATCCTCCGGGGCCTGTGGCAGGGCATCAAGTTCATATGGGATCACACCCTCGTCGGGTGGTTCATGAACCGCCGCGACACCATCGCCGGCTACTTCCGCAACGCGATCAACTGGCTTGAGCTGGGCGGCAAGAGAATCATCCGCGGCCTCTGGTCCGGTATCCGGGCGATCTGGCAGGACGTCGTGGATTGGTTCAAGGACGTGCCCGGCAAGATCAAATCGGCTCTGGGGATCGACTCGCCACCCGAGTGGGCGATCGACGCCGGCCGGTGGATCATGCGAGGCCTGGTCAAGGGCATGGGGTTTCTGGTCGGCAAGGCGATGGATTTCCTACGGGGCCTGGCGGGCAACTTCACCGGGGCCCTCAAGACCGCGTGGGAAGGCGCCCAGATCGCGCTCGACGTCGTCCCGATCCTGCGCGGTGGCGGCACCGGCACCAACCAGGCGATGGGCCGCCAAATGGCCCGGGACCTCTACGGCTGGACCGGCGCCCAATGGTCCGCCCTCAACGCGCTCGTCATGTCCGAATCGGGCTGGTCGAACACGGCACAGAACCCGACCTCGAGCGCCTACGGGATCGGCCAGTTCCTCGACTCCACGTGGGCGACCGTCGGCGAGACCAAGACGTCGAACGCCCAGACCCAGATCCGGGCGATGCTCAAGTACATCGCGCAACGCTATGGCGACCCCGCCTCGGCGTGGGCTTTCAAGCAGTCCCACAATTGGTACGGCGGCGGGGGTGTGGTCCGCGAGACCGGGCCGGCGTGGCTGCATCGCCGCGAGGTCGTGTTCACCCCCGACCAGATCCGCGTCCTGGGCGCCGCGGTCGGTCATGGCGACGCCGGCGCCGGTGTCGGCGCCTACATCGCGAACCTCAACATCATGGTCCCGGCCGGGCTCGGGCCCCTCGAGCGTGAGCGCTACGGCGCCGACACCGCTCGCGGCTTTATGACCGAGCTCCAGCGCCGTCAGATCCTCACCGACGCCAGGATCGCCTGATGGTCAACTGGAACCCCAGCTTCCCCGAGGTCCTCGGCAACGAGTGGCTCGCCGACATCGGCACCTACGGCCGCGTCTGGGCGGGCGCCCCCGCCCACATGTTCCGCAAAGACTCGACGGTCGTCGAGACGATCAACTCGCTCAAGCTATCCGCCACCGTCAACCCGTCGCTCGAGGCGAGCGTTCCGACGCTGATCGACATCATCGAAGCCGGCAACGAGGCCCCGGCCGCGTTCACCGCCGTGAACCTCAACCCCGATTCCGACGTCGTCGACGGCGGCTGGGTCCTCGACACTGGCAGCAACGTCAACCTCTTCACCGGGATCAACGAGAATCCGATGCTCTGGCCCGGGCCCGCCCAGGACTCATGGATTCAGACCACCGATCCCACCGACGTCGCCACCTTCTCCGTCGGCGCCGCCCAGTTCGCCGTCGGCGGCGCCCAACAGAACGCCCGCATCGGCTATGTGCACGTTCGGGCGATCCTCGGCACCAATCGCGGCTGGCGCAAGATGAGCGTGAATCTCGACCTCGGTGGCACGATCTACCAGCCTGCCGGCGGCGGCACCCGCGACGTGCACGAGTACGGCGCGATGTTCGACTTCCGTTTCGGTGAGATCAACCCCGCCACCGGGCTTCCCTGGACGCCAGCCAACATCGCCAACTTTGGGTCGGCCGGCACCTACCGGCTACGCGTCCGGTCCGGGCTCGCCGCCACCGTCGATCAGTTCCCCCGCGTCTACGCGCTGGCGCTGCGCGTTTGGTATCTCACAGTCGAAAACCGGGCCGCCGTCGCCGTATGGCGTCGTCCCGAAGAGCTGACCTCCAGGCTCACGAACATCACTACCGACTGGCTCATGACCATGCCCAGCGGCGCCGCCAACTGGTCGAAGCTCTCGAGCCGGAATTACATCTTCTACTGGCGCCAGGCCGTCGCCCCTTCCCAGTACGGGCCCGTCGTCGCCGACGACGTCCGCTGGAACCTCGTCCGGTCGAACCTCGGGCCCGCCGGCCAACCCCCCGGCTGGGGTGCCGCGCCCGGCGGCGTCATGGAATCCGACGCCCAGGCTCACGATCAGTTCGGCCGCCCCGGCCGCCTCTTCGCCGCGTCGGCTCTTCACTCCGTGCACGGGCTCTGCATGGTCCGCACCGACCTGGCTATCAGCGCCGACTCGCAGCCCTACCGGCTCGACACGAGCGACCTCGTCACGGTCTCGTCGACCCAGAAGGTCGGCCAGCGCGTCACCCCCGGCTCCGCCCAGACCTACCTCGGCGTGCGTTTCCCGATCATCCCGCCGGCGTCGGGCAACCCGACGCTCACCGCCGCGATCCACCGCGTCTCGGACGGCGTCCAGATCGGCGGCACGTTCACGATCACCGGCGACGCCGCCCGGGCGCTGCCCGCCGGGCCCGGCGGCTGGCGGTACGTGACGGGCTTTCTGTCCTCGGGTGCCGCGCTCGCCTCGGCGACCGCCTACGAGATCCGGCTCACGACCACCGCCGCCGGCACCTGGACTGTCGCCATGCCCGACTCGTCGCTGGGCGCCTCGGCGAGCTTCGGCGGCACCACCGACGGCGCCTTCATCGGCGCGACCCACTTCACCGACCGTGATCTGTCAATCAACGTCACCCGCCAACCCGACGCCCCGACCGCCTTCGCCGCCGCGACGACCAACATCGCCGCCACGAGCTTCGCCGGCGACGCCACGACGTTCCCCGCCGCCGCGCTCACCTGGACGCTGCCCGCCGTCGGGATGGGATCCGCCTTCTCCCGCTACGAGATCGAACGGTCGATCGCGTCCGGGCCATGGCAACGGATCGCCAACGTCCGGACCTCGAGCGTCGCCGCGCTCACGGTCTACGACGTCCCCCGCGGCAAATCGACCCAGTGGCGGATCCGGGCCGTCGGCACCGACGGCCGCTTCTCGAACTGGGCGACAAGCAACACGCTCACGATCACCGAGACCCGCCCGAGCCTGCTCCTCGTGTCCGACCACGCCCAGGCGCTCTCGTTCTTCCACCTCTACGAGCTCACCTCGAGCGCCGACGCCGAGACGATCTACCCGATCCTCGGCACCGAGCACGACGAGGTCGTCGCCCTGCACCAACGCGACTACCAGATCGTCTTCTCCGAGGCCGAGGACCGCGGCACGGGCTGGCACACACGCGTGAGCCTCCGACAGAACGTCGCCGGCGGCGCGGTCGGCGCCGCCCGTTTCGACGGGCTCAAGGCGCTCGTCCGCTCGAGCGCCATCCCCTACGTCTGCGCGATCGACCACCAGGGCAACTACCTGCTCGGCCACGTGTCCCTGAGCGATCCCATCCAGACCCAGCCCGCCTACCAGTACACCGCCCAGCTCGACATCATCCCCACCCACACCGAACCGGTCCCGATCGAGGTCACCTAGTGGCGATCGAAACCTGGGCGCCGACCGACGACCAGATCCTCGACGTCGACGGCGTGCACCATCGCTTCGACGGCTTCCGTTTCGAGCTGTGCGACCGCGAGCTACGCCCGATCGGCGACGTCTACCCCGACCGCGGCGTCATCCCCGTCGTGCAGCTCGACACCGCCAACAACACCGTCCGGCGCCTGAGCAGCTTCCAGCTCCCACCGAGCGAACAGACCGCGATCAACGTGCACCGTGACCGGCTGCGCGCCTACATGGTCCTACAGAACGGCTCCGAATATCGCCTCGGCACGTTCCTATGGGGCGACCGCAGTCGGCCGCTGCGCTCCTGGGGCGAGCAGCAGGACGCCGAGCTGGTCGACTTCGGCTACGTGCTCGACCAGCAGTCGACCCAGGCTTTCGGCTGGCCCCGGGGCGCCGACCTCAATCTCGTGATCATCTTCCTGGTCATGCGCGTCGGGTTCACGCTCGAGGACATCGCCGTCATCGGCGAAGAGGCCCAGCGCACCCTCGCCGACCCGAAGGCGTGGCAACCCGGCACGACCTGGCTCCAAATGCTCACCGACCTCGGGAACCTCTGCGGCTTCGCGCCCCCATGGTTCGACCGCAACGGGCTCCTCCACATGGACAATCCGCCCGACCCCGACCTCGTCCCCCCGACCGTCTCGAGCTACGACGGGCGCATCATCCGCGACTCGATCATGCGTTCCGACGACACGATCGCCGCACCAAACGACTTCGGCGTCTTCGACTCCGGGACCGACCGGATCCGCACCGGCCGTTACCAGCTCCCCTCGACGGCGCCGCACAGCTTCGCCGAACGTGGCTACCGGGTCGGGCTCACCGAATCCGTGCAAGGGCTCGAGACCCAGGCGCTCGCCGACCGGGCCGCCCGCAACCTCGCCCGCTCCAAGGCCGTCGCCAACGAGGTCCTCCAGTTCCAGTCGCCCGCCGACCCACGCCACGACGCCTGGGAGGTCGTCCCCGCGCTCGATGAGACGTGGCTCGAAACCGCCTGGTCGATCGAGTGCCGATCGGGCGGCCGGATGCAGCACACGATGAGGCGCACGGTCTATGACCTCTGATCTCCGCGTCGACGCCCGGCTCGTGCGCCAGATCGTCAAGGCGTCGATCGACGAGGCGCTCGGCCGCACCCGCACCCCTGGGCTCCTCGCCGGGACCGTCGACGACATAGACCAGGAGACCCTCGACGTCGCCTACGTCCGCATGGACGCCGACGCCATGAGTTCCGATCCGACCCAGTCCGACAACTGGGGCGAACCCGGCGTGATCCCCACGACCCGGCTCGGCGAGACCTACGTCGGCGAGCCCGTCCGCGTCCAGTTCGACGGGCCCGCCGGCGCCTCGGCGATGCGGACCTCCGCGGCGAAAGAGATCATCCTGCCGTTCGGCACCGAAGAGGGCGACCGGATCCGCCTCGACGGCAACCTCGGGCTGATCTCCGTCGGCGACGACCGCACCCCGGGCCGACGCCTCCAACTGGATCCGGCCGGCGGGCTCCGCATCCACGACCACGACGACCACCTCGTCGCCGTCCTCGACGAACACAGCCACTCGATGCGGAACCCCACCACCGGGCTAGTCAACGCCGAAATGGGCCACGGATTCTTGCGGCTCGTCGACCCCACCGGCACCGACGACATCGAAATGGTGACGACGTCTCTCGGGACGCTGCCGAACCCGAAGTTCACCGGGCTCGCCGAATCGAACCCCGGGACCAGCATCGTCGCGCCCGCCGCCGCGATCTTCCCGACGACACCCGCCGACGACTACGAGCTCTACCACGCCGCCGCGTTCCTCGACGGCACCTCCCAGGCGGCGAGCTGGACGCCGCCCGCCGGCACGACCGAACGGCACGACCCCGGCGCCCACAACGCCGGCACCGGGACCTTGTCGATCGGGATCGCCGAACGCGACGTCGCCACCGGTGTCGCGGGCACGTTCACGTCGAGCCAATCCAACTGGACTCACGGCGTCGGCGTCCACGTCGTCATCCGCGGCGGCGGGCTCTCGTCGCCTGCGTTCCGGTCGATCGTCGGCGCCAACTTCGGGCCGACCACGGCGGCGAAACTGAACGTGACGCTCAACAAACCGAGCGGCGTCGTCGAAGGCGACGTCATGGTCGCTTTCGTGACCCTCGGGAACGAGGCCGGCTCCGTCCCGACCGGCTGGACGACACCCGAAGGCTGGGTTTTCCTCGGCGCGACCCCGTTGCTCTTCGGTCCCTCGACGCTCGCGACCGGGATCTGGGTGAAGCTCGCCACCGCCTCCGAGCCCGCCAGCTACTCCGTGACGATCACGATCGGCGCCGGCACGAAACGCCTCCATGCCGCGGTCGTCGCCGTACAGAACCCGCTCACGATCTCGGGCGGCGCCCATATCCGCATGGCGGGCCACCCGATCCGCCGGCTCCTGATGCAGAACGTCCTGACGGCCCCGAACGCGACGCTCGCCGACTTCCAGAACATTCCGCCGGGCTACGACAACCTCGAAGTCGTCTACGACGGCACCACCGACCTCAACGGCGGCTCCGCCGCCCAGCGCATCCGGACCCGTTTCAACTTCGATTCCACGACCGGCCACTACATGACCAGCATCCTCGGCGCCAACGCCGTCGACTCGAACGACGCCAACTCGTCGCGCATCCTGCTCGGCGGCGTCGGCGACACGACCGGCTACCCGACCGGCGGCAGCTTCCACATCCTGCGGTACGACGAGGCCGGCTCATCACGTCACGTCGTGCTCGGCCACGGCTACTGGCGCGCCAGCGCCGGCAACTCCGGGCTCCGCAACGAGATCTACGGCGGCCACTACTTCCCCGCCACCAACGCCGCCATAAACCGGATCGGGATCACCGTAGACGCCGGCGTCAACCGCTTCGAGACCGGCTCCCGAGCATTCCTCTACGGCTACA